TCACCAACATCAAATACATAATTAGAATTTGCTATAGGTGTGCCGTCTACTGACACAGTAATATTTGCAAGTTCGGTTATGCCTGTTCCTGCAGGTGTATTGCCAGCAACTTCAAAAGCATATCGTTGTCGTGGTTGATAATTAAATGCATTGCTTGTTAATGACATATTTCCAGAGGATTGATCATCGCTTACATTTGTAGCAGTAAAGTTTTTATTAGCAATGAAAACTACATTAGTACTGGTGTCGTAGATTGTTTCGCCTTTTTGTATAGACAAATTTGCAGTATGGGTATGATCTATAAATTGCAAATTTGATAAGGTAGCATTACCGTTGTCATCAACTATGGTAAAGTCCGAACCTACAATTTTTACGCCTTTGTTTACTTTGTAAGTTGCAGGTTGTCCATTACCGCTGTTACCAGGATCTGCTGTATCATTGAGTATCAACGATGCTGTGATATCAGCATTAATGTTTGCATCTCAATTTATTAATGTTACAATGTTTGCAACATCGGTAATACTGCCTAAATTTATTGTGGCAGTATTGCTGTTTAATTCGTTTGTAATAGTAATATTACCTAAGTTGGTAATATTTGCATTGCCCACATAACTTGAATTAATTGCATTGTTACCTGCAAAAAACTGCTCATCAGTAATTGGCAAAGACGACTTTGCGTCAGTGCTTGTTAATGTAGTGCTTTCATTTGACACAAACACATTACTTAAGACCACAGTAACAGAAACGTCATCATACCCACTGCCTTCTTCAGTGACAGTAATAGTATCTAACAATCCATTGGTGTCTAAAGCCGCTATTGCTTTTGCTTGGACACCTGTTACTAAACTTGGTTCTGTTATTTCAATTTCAGGCACATTAAAGTATTTGTGTCTTTTTTCTAATACTGAAATAGTATCTATTGTACCTGTTGTATCTTCAGGGAAAGCAAGAGTAATAAGTTGTGGATCTTGTACAATATCTTGTTTTTCAATTTTTAATTCTATTGCTTGATCATTTTGTGTATCACCAAACTCGCCTGCCTTAAACGCCCACTCATCGTAGACCTCCATTGAACCTTGCACAATAGAATTACTTCTTCCTATTCTACTAAGACTTTCAGCAGTACCTTTGCTTTGTATCATTCCTTTATAGAAATCAAACTGCTGGTCATCGTTAATATCTAATTCGTTTAAGAAATCTCTCTCATTGTATCCAAATTGTTGTCTTGATTTTTCATAGATTTGTTTATCAACTGGCACAAATCCTAATTCATAATATCTTCCAGATGTTTCAACTAAGTTATCTAAGTTAGGTATCAGTTCGTCATTGTTGATAATGAAACCTTCACTCAGGAATCTACCATCCCAATTTGCAGTCCTACTTCCTTTAATTTTTAATCTTTCGTGTTTCTGATCTAAGAAAGGATCAAAAATGGTATCATTGAATTCTGTAATGTTTTCAATTGCCATTGCATGTTCAGTTTCTCTGGTAAACAATGTAATGCCATAAACATCTACTCCTGTAGGAGGTATTATTTCTAATTGATTATTTTCTCTGAGTATGTCGCAATCTTTAGGATTTATAGATTTACCTTCTCGATCAACAATGTTAAATTGACTGTTTGTTATTTTCTTAATTTCTGCTGTGTATCCTATAGGCGGAATAAATCTAACTTTGCTTGCCATAGGTGATAGTTCAATAGTGTTTCCTACTTCCCATTTACCTGTTGTCCAAAATAAGAAAGACTCACCGGCAAATCTCCAATCAGAAGCACGTGATAAACCTACTTCTGCAACATTAAAATTATATCCTTGTAAAGTTTGATACCTGCCTAAACTAATTAAAAAGTCAAATACATCTTCTATATCAGTGTATTCATGATTGTAATAAACTCTTTTTATAACTCCTGTAGTTTCTTGATAAAATGTTCCTTGTGCAGATTTTATTGTAGGCAGTCCTCTGAGTTTTGTCCAAAAACCAAAATTAAAGGAATTACTGCTTGGTACAAATTCTTTAGCAGTATAGAACAGATCTTTGTATTTTACTATTGTGCCTTTTTCATATGTTCTATCAATTGCCCAATCAATGTACTCTACTTTTTCGCCGCCTACTTGAACACGTTCTCGACCTTTAGTTGTGTCGCTTTCGAGAATGTTAAAGTAGCCTAAATCTTTGTCATATCCTTTTACAATGTAACCTGTTGATGACTTTTCTATAATTACACCACTGTAACTGTTTCTTGATTTGTGTGGTGAGTTATGTACAATAACATCAATGTCGTTGCTTGGCAATATTAAATTTTTGCTCTGGCCTGTAGTAGAGAACTGATCTAAACTTACAGTCATAGTGTCTTTGTCTATAAAACCAGCAAACCTGTGTCCTAATTTCATATTAAGATTATCGAGGTTAACAACAAAGGTAGTATTAATATCTAAGTTTTGATGTTTTAAGAAACTGTTTATAAATGTTGTGTAACCAGTTGTTGCAATATCGCCATTTGCATTTTTACTTCCGTGAATTGGGAAATCTGTTCTATCTTTGTAGTTCCATGCTTTTTTAGTTAACTTACTGTTATATTTGTATGCATTTGCAACTGGCTTTGTAATATTATCAGGGTTTGCAAATACTGTAGCAAACTTACCTGGGTTACTTAAAAACAATGCTTCTGTAATAGCAAATGGATATCGTTCTGACGAACGCCATGCATTTTCAACTGGTGCGTTATCACCAAACTGCCATTCGTCGCTGACGTTTGTAGTTTTACTAAATGTTGTAACAGACACAGATTTGTTTGCTAATGTGGCTGTACTGCTAACATTACTTTCGTGATTTGAGTTGTTAGTTAAATCATTTGTTACAGCAAAGTAACTGTTTTTGTACGATACATTTGATCCGCCAAAGGATGTTGTTCCTCCGCCTACTGCGTAAGGGAACATTGGCTTACCTCGACTGTCTATTGTTGTAACATAAAATCTTATTGGATTAGTAGGCGATTCAGGAGTAACACCATATCTATGATTATACTTTCCTGCATAACCGTTATCGGCCGCTTTGGCTGGATTGTACTGATAATCTTCTACAAATACCCCTGTGTGATTCCCTCCAGGCCCTGAACCTCTTGCTCCAGGTTTAATTTCAAAACTACTTTTTATATTTGTAATTGTGTTATTCTGTACTTGTCCGTTTGCATAATATAGTGTGTACCCATATGGACCATATATCGGTAATCCATCAAATGCCCAACCAATTATACCAGAGTGTGTCGACGAATCTCCCCATGATGATGTATTTGCAAAATCACTATGTGGAACTGTGGTTGTGATAATACCATCTGTAGTTGTTTCTGCAATAATACCGTTGCCTCTACTACCTGCTTTTTGATAGCCTATATCGTAATGCCATGTGTTTTCGTTATTGTAACTATCACCTTTGTGATTATTTAATGGCAGTCCGTTTGTTAAAACACCTACTGCACCTGCAGGCAATGATGTGCCTCCGGACTCTGATACCGATGTTAAGTTAGGTCTGGTAATTGAATAAGTTAGTTCTTGCTCTCTGATTAAATTATCGTATTCGCTTACATCTATTTTGCTTTCACTGTAATTAGGAATGTTATTACTGATTACATAAACGTTGTTAGTATCATACTTTACGTTAACACCATTTTGTAATTGGAAACTTGTAGTCACATATCCTTGTGTAGTGTTTTCGCGTGTGTTAGCATACGTTACAGTTTTTGTTGTATTGTCAGTGCTTGTAATTTGCTTAGGCGAAAGCAATGTTGCATTTGCATCTACAGGTATGTCTAATCCAATTCTTCTAAAAGGATTATTAACTTTGTAATCATTTATGTTTGCTCTTGAACCTTGTCTAATAATTCCTTTTTCTAAATCTTCCCACATTGGGATATTGCTACTACTGTAATCAGTGTATGTGGTATTAATATATTGAGTGTCCCACCAAGTTGGCTTAGACAAGAAGCCTAACATTTCCCATGGATGAGTATGTGGTCTTATTGTGTCGTAATGATATTCATACCAACCTCTCCAGTGTCCAGGTGTTTCGCTGGAGTTTCTATAGTTCCAGGTAAAATCATCTGATTCGTCATAAAACTCATTTACAATAGGATCTGCTTTGTTTTCAAATACCCAATCTTCAAAATCTTGGTTTAATAAATCATGCCAGTCTTGAACTTGTTGTGTATTATCTGGTCTAAATTTACCAGGTCTTACATTATACACATTTAGTTCTGGATAGTCAATTGTTTATCTAAAACTTTTTTTGATATTGTTGTAAATTCTGTTTTCAAATTCTAAAAGTATGTCATCTCTTCTATCGCCAAATACTTTATACTTAGAACCGTCATGTCCTATTAAAACTTTTCTGGCCGTAACAAAACTGTTGTCGTTTATGATTTGCGGTTTAAATACTGGATACAAACCAGTAGCACTTGGTGTAGGAGGACACTGAGCACTATCCCTGTCTTGATCGTACACTTTAAATACCATTTGAGAACTAATTGGTGGAGTGTATGAATCTGTTAATGTTACTTGTATCGGCGAAGTAGCAGTTACAGTATAATCTGTATCGGCTACTAACAAGGTTGTTGTTGCACCATTTACATTATATAACAATAGCGAATTTTGTATTTCGTCAACATCTAATGATATAGATGATGTATAAATTTTTGTAGACGTATCTGCTACAATAACATCATCTTTTTGGTAATTATCACCAAATGGTATCATGTATGTTTTATTGAAAACATTCTTACCTACACTAAATGAGATTACTTTCTTTAAAACAATTTCTAAAATATTTTCGTTTGTATCTTTTTCAAAATCTAAAACATTAAATTGGTTAGAAATTTCACTTACTACTCTTCTTTTATATCTGGTGTACTCTTTGCCTACATAGTTTAAGGAATCTATTATATTGTGAGGCTGGTCATCAACTAAGAATGCCGCCAACATCAAGTTATCACTTGATTGAATAATTTTGTTACCGTAGAAGTTTTCTTTCTTAGTATTTCTGAAATTATTAAATTCTAATGCGTTGCCAGTGAAGCCATCTTGCTCTTCCATAAACACTTTAAAGTGAGGCATAAATTCTGGTTCAGCAATGGTAACAACGTCTTTGTTATCATTATTTTTGTGCCACACAATAGGTAATTCATAGTTACTAATATTTTGTGTTGATCTGGTACGTCCAGTTTTACTGTAACTCACAATGTCTATAAGATCATTGTTATTAAAATTTAATACTTGTTCGTTATTAAAAATTATCTGTTGATTATTGTAAGTCCATTTTGTATTTACTATACCATTAACAGTAACAGTAATATCGTATCCACTACTATTAAACGATGTTGCATTTGGTACACAGCCAATATCAAATGTATCTTTAAATGCGTCAATATCTTCTCTGGAATAATTATATCTTGCAATTATTCTTTGCTCAGATTTTTTGTTTGCATTTTTAAATAATCTACAATATTCTGGAAGTGTTTTATCTAATTTATAATAATATTCGCCAGGAATAAGTTGACTTTCTGTTTGTCCTTGTGGCCTATAAGATACTTCTTCATTGATAAAATTAGAGTAAGATATTTCACTGCTTGTTTTAAATTGTTTGTAAGACAATGCAAAATTATATTCACTATCTACTGCACCTGTGCCTGGAGTAAAACCAAATACTTTATTACCTGTAAAGTTGCTTCTAAAATATGTTGATTCGTCGCCTAAATATTTTTTGTTTTCGTCGTAAAGGTTAAAGTAAGGTGCTTGGTGTAAATTAATTTTTTCTTGGGCAAGTACCAACCCCTCAGTAGACGAGTAGTAGTATTCTTTACCAATGCCTTCTTGTCCTAATTTAACAGAAACAACATCACCGTCTGCTAAAGTAAAATCAGCAGTAGAGTCAACTGGGTCTGGTAAGATGCTGACTTCATATTTTTGACTGGTTGCATTAGCAGTAATTTGATAAACATACTGTGATTTTTCTATTGTTTCACTTGGGAAAATTATTGTTGTGCCACTTCCTAAAGCAACACCATCAACAAACACGTTACTACTCATTCCGTTGATGTCATCAAACAAATAATCTCCTGCACTAACAAGTACAGTACCTCTACTATTAGAACCATGGTTGTACAGTTCCATGTCTTTTTCGTATTCTAAAATTGGACGTTTTGCTCTTTTTGAAGTTGATGGTAAATCTGTATCTGAATCTAAATAGTTTTCTTTGTGATACCAAAAGTTTACTCTACTCCAAACATTTTTGTTTTTAGAACCTCTTCCAAGGGTAACATAGTCTTGTGCAAGTTGCCCTAAACTACCTCCCCATTTTTGATCTCCTTCGCCGTCACCGTCTGTATCTTTGTCAAAACTGAATGCGCCGTCTTTAAGATAGAAATCATTTGGATCATTTGGGTTGATGCCGCTTATTTGCTGACTGTCTAAAAGTGTTACAGTAACATTACCATTTGCATCTGTGCTAAAAGAATAACCGTCAGTTCTAACTGCTCCACTGAATCCTGTACCTTCAGCATGGACACTAAGATTTGCATTAGATAAAGACGTAATATCTGTTAAAGTAATTGAATCTGAAATAACATTAGCAGTAAATCGTAAGGCATTTGATAGTACACCGCCTAACTCTGTGTCAGCGATTGTAATTACATTACCAGTTCCATATCCGCTACCTGCTTCATTGATTGTAACACTTGTGACATTGCCTGTTACTGTTGCTACATCAAATGCTAAATCGCCTGATATGTTACTGTTAGCACCACCTAAGTTTGCTATATCAACTGTTACTGTTTCTCCTACAGCATACCCATCACCTTTTACGTTTGAAGTTACACTTGTTGCGGCACCTGAGCCATTAATAACAATATCAAATGTTGCGCCTTCGCCTTCACTAATATCAAACGATGGAACTATTTGCCAGTATGTTGTAGATTTCGATGTACCAATTGGTGCCTGCGGCCAATCAGTATTTAAATTTGTATAATCTAATCGTAGCATTCTATAATAGTAATCATTATACACTACAATATCATTTAATGCGTAAGATGTTGTTGCATTTGAGTAAACACCTACAACTGTACCACCTACACTTGCTTCTATTTCTGCATTGCTTAAATAATTTCTTACATGCTCTGGTGAAACATTACTATATGTACCAGCAACTCTGTTTGTGTCTGCTGGACCAATATTGTTCACAGTAGCAACACCAGAATCGATTACAACATCAAACGTAGCACCAGTACCTGGTGTACTGCTTGAGGATACGTTTGAGTAGGAACCAGGAGTTCTTACATTGGCTTCCCCACTGAAATCTATCGTGCTAATACCATCTTGATTAACTGTTTTAATAATTGCAGTTGCATTACCTATCGAAACTTGCTGTCCTGCTTTAAAATTAGTAATACTGTCTAATGCAACTACCCTTGTGTCTACAGTTGATCCACTAAATGTGATTGACTCTACTACATTTGCATCTGCACCAGTGTCAGTAATACTTAAACCAACTTCGCCAGTGTACAAGTGTGAAACATTGGCGTTAGTAATTGCTACATTTGTGATAGCACCAATTACGTTTGCTGATATGTTTGCTGTAGCAATGTTGGCATAATGTCCTGTAACATTAGGCAATGTGATACTTGGGTTTACATAACCAATTCCAGGAGTCACAATTGAAACCGAGGAAACGTTTGCCGCACTATATACAACATTTACATTTGAAACTGTGAATGCTGTGGCGTCCCATTGCCCTGTAATTGCACTTGCAAATCTGGTATTATAATTATCGCCTCTTGCTACAAGATGTATGCTGTTACCTACACCCTCAACAATAAATTCTTCACCTACATAACTTGCTGGTATAACGTAATCGCCAATAAATTTTACAATCATACCATTTTTAAATGGTATTTTCTTTCCGCTGTTAGGTGTAAAGTTTTCTTTACCTATAACATCTGTTGTTACATTTATTGGGTTTTCTAAGGAGCCGCTAACTTCGATGGCTTTTGGTCCATCTTCGTCCCAATAGTACTCTTGATAATTTATTAACTTATCTAAGTCTATGGGAGGATTAAATGTTTGGAAGTCAGCACTAAAAATCTTATTTTGATTATCAAGATTCAAACCATAATTTTCTAAAGTTTGCGTGAACTCGTCAAAGAATATAAAATTTTCACTGATACCAGTGTTTGCATTTAGGTTGTTTACAATAGGTGATAAACTGTATTCTTCTCTAATAGGATTAATTTGACTTATAAAAGCACCAGACAAAGAGGCATCATCGGAAGTTCTTGTTCCGATATAACCTTTTACAACTTCAACATTTGCTTTGCTGTAAAGTTGTTCTACTGTAGTTTCAAAAAAGTTTTTTATAGCATTAGTCTGTAAGACCGCTGGTAACTTTTTATAAATCTTATCAGCCATATTATCTATCGACCCTTAATGTTTGTGAAGAAATTTTGCTTACAATTTCTATATCGCTAACTTTTGCTGTGTTAATAAACAGTTCATCTGGTTGTGCTTTAATTTGAAACAAGTCTCCAAATTTACCAGATGTATTTTTAGGAATAATTACAATACTACCAATATTGCTACCAAGTCTTTGATGTACAAACGAACTTAGTTCTGTAAAGTAGAAAGTTTCACCAAACTCCCAATTATCAACATTGAAGTATTCGTTGAATGCACTTATTATTTGTGATTTCAAGTCATTATCACTTAATGTGCTACCGTCTAATTTAACAACTCTAAATTTTGCTTGGCAACTGATTTCTGCATCAGTGCCAAAAATTCTTTTGAATTTTGCACTTCTAAAAACAATACTATCACTGGCACCTTTGTAATCGTCTAATTTTTCAAATTCATTTTCTAATTCATAATTTGTAGGCGACAATGGATACTGTGTACCTGGTACATTAATATATTTTAATATATCATCATAATAACTGTTTGTTAAAACCAGCATTTCTACAATGTTGCTAATGCTTGGATCTATTCTAACATCATTAGGAGCAGTATGACTCCATTTAATCATACATGGTTGTTGCTCAACCAATGCTGTATTTTGTGTAGCACCTCTACCTTTCTTTACTAAGAAGTCATCAGAAGCATCAACTAATGTAACGTTGTTTGCATCTGTGCTACTTGCAGTAAGTTTGTACACTTTGTCTAATTCTTTAATGTAAACTTTGATATTTTTATAATATCCGTTTATGTTTTCAAGAGTGTTTGCTATTGCTAATGTATCAACCAGAATATAATTAATAGTTGACCACGGCGTGTTATTAGTAAAACTACCTGGTGACAAGTTTGTACCATCTTGTGTTATACTTGTTTCGTTTCTATAATCAACAAACACACCGCTCACTGGCCTGTCATATGAATAACCATCAAAATCTTTGTAATATTCGTAAATTACAAAATCTGTTTCTTCTGCAAATTCGTTAAATTGCAAAGGTCTGTCAGGCACTAAGTCGTTATCGCTGTCTATTGGTGCAACTTTTACTTTTCTTGGGTCTGTGTAACCGTCGTTATATTGATAGTTGTCAACAATTTCCCATACAATATCTTCGTCGAGTTGAGATTTATCTAATTTGTACTCTACTAAAATTCTGTCTGCAGATCTGGCACCAGAAATATCAGTTGCATACAAGTAATTGTTAGTATCAAGTCTTGTATAAGTTAATGTTCCTGTTTCAGCAGTTGCATTTGCATTACTTAATGTAATAATACCATTAGCAGTTGCATTTGCAGTTAAACCATCTGCGCCGTATGTGAATATACTTGCATTACCGTGATAAATTTCTACTGCATTAGAATCAGGGTTTAAATGTTTGTAAGTGATATTTCCGTTGTTGTCAAATATATTGTAACCAAACGTAGTGTTGTCAAAGTTAAAACTAAAATTATATGGTATCTTTGAAACTCTACCATCGTTGTTTGCAATTCTAACATTTGATGTTGACACATCGCCGTCATCGAAATATGTTGTTAATGTAACATTAGCATTATTAACAAATCTATTTTTTACTAAAATATTTGCTGGAGTATGATCATCGGTGATACCGTCATTTCTCATAAGGCCAAAATTACTTTTCCACTTAACTGCTATATCATACCATTTAACATCTCTGGTTTTGAGTGGTATTTGTGTTAATACTCCTATAGGATCATGATATGCACCTGTCTGAGAACCTTGCCATGCATCGGCAATACCGTCTACGCCTGAATCTTCCCATATAAATTCTTCTACAGTACCAGGTTTATGATTAAGTGTTGTGAACGTAATTTTATCTTGTACTGCTTTTGTTGTATAGTCGACAGTTTTAACATTTTTAATATTGTAAAACTTTAATTCGTTTTTACTTTGTACCACGTAATCTAAACCACGTAATGTAACATTGTATGAATAACTGCTATTGTCTACTGGTATGTATTCGCAAAGTATAAGCCAACTTGCATCTTTGCTTGTTGCAGATGTATCTCTTGCATTACTTACTGCATAAACACCATTTGCGTTTAAGTTTTCATTTTGTATAACATAAAACTCATCAAGAGTAACGTCAAAACCTATACCAAATGTACGTTTGGCAATTATTTCATCTTGAACTCTTGCCGCTTCAGTTGAGTTGAACACTTTTCTTGGAGTAACAATAACTTCTTCTGCTCTCCAGCCGTCGTTTATGCTATCACTCAATGTAAACGAACCAACACTGGTACTTAATCCGCTGGATAGTAAACCGTTGTTAGCAACTGATACCACTCTAACCCATTTGTATTGGGATATATCAGATGTGTTTACAAATTTTATAAAATTGTTTTCAGAAAACACTCTTGTGGATTCTGTGTTGTTTGCTAAAACTACAGTTGAACCATCTCCACTACTAAATGTTTCTGTCATATAACCTGTAGCACTTGAAGTTGCTACCGGTAAAGGCTTCCATCTGGCATTAAGAGATTTAGTTTCAAACTTTGATGGTACAAAGTTTCTCCATGTTCTTCTAACTTCGTCATAAACAAAATTATTAAAAGATGATTCTTTTAAGTAAAGCGGAAATACATTATTTGTAATATCGTTTGCAGAATTATTTGTATCTACAACAAAGTTTTTACTTATATTGTTTACTTCTTTAATTAAAAATCCATCTTGTGCAAATGTATCAACACTTTGGAACGTGCTGGTAGGATCATTTATATCAATATATCTACTATGCCCAGCATGTGTTTTATTTGTTGCTTTTAATTTTCTAATATTAGAACTTTGACTTAATGGAAATACATTATAGTCCTGAGCACTTATCATTCTATTTTGTGTATAATAAGTTTGTGGTGCTCTTGATTTTATATTTGCTAATGTTTCAGTAGGCAACGAATTATTAATTGCACTTTCTAAACTAAATGTAAGTGTAAGCCTATGTGTTTCACCTGCTTGGTTGTTATATGGTATAGTAACACTTTTGTTTTGCATTTCTGCAGGTTTTATAGAATATCTTTCGTTATCACTTGTTCTAAACCATGCTCTATAAACTCCTGATGGTATATTTCCAAAGTTGCCATCTGGAAACTTTAATCTTATACCTGCGTTGTTTAAATTTTCTATAGCATATAAGTTTCTTGTGCCTAAATTTTGGCTATTGTAATTAAGTGTCTGACCTACTGTGTTAGGTATTTTAGTCCATTGATTTAACACAATACCTTGATTGTTTATTTCTTGTAAGTAAACATCAAACTCATTGATGTTTCTTGTTGTAATATCCTGTACTCTACTTTCAACAGGTTGTACAAAATTAAAATCTTCAAATGTTAATGTACCTTGCTTGATGTATAAAAAGAAACCAGTATTTTCGCTGTTCAACCCAAGACTGTCATTTCTGTAGTAGAAGCCAAACCTTTTTGCTGGATCTGGTGCTTCTTCATACACATACTGATTGTCAAAGAAATCTCCGTTTACTACTTCAAATTGTCTTGATTTACCTCCAGCAGTTGAACCAAAGCCAAAAGCCACTGGTGAATTTACTGTAGTATTGATTTCATATTTTTCTATAGGAATTCCTTGAATCGTTCCTTCGTTGACTGGTGCAGTAAATCTACATTTACCGCCCATTGCTGAATTTATAATAGTTAGAAACTGTTCGTAATTGTCTGAATTGTTAACGTCGTTCCAAAAAACATTTTGATTTTGTAAATCATTTCCTTGACTATCAACTAAATCTTCTGATGTTCTCACAGAAACAATTTTTACTAATCCACTTGCAGGTATATTTCTTCTTGGATTGTAACCAAGCATTCTTGCAAGTTTAAAAACTGAATCTCTTCTCTCTGCTGTTTCTAAAAAGTTTTCTCTGGCATTAAGATCTACTCTAAATGCTAAACTCTGAGATAGGTATGCTAACAATTCAATTATAGCAATAAACTCTGAACTTTCGATATAATCATTAAATGATTCAGGAAAATTAATTCTCACATAATCAACCATTGCTGAACGCATGGTATTAAAATCATATGCTTTAAAATTTATTTTGCTGTAGGCCTGATATGCTACTTTCCAGTCTTCTGCCGCAAATAAATTATTTTGTCTATCAACTATCGCCATTATAAATTGTCCTCGCCTATATTAGAGTACTCTAAATATAAAATGTCGGCATCATTGATTACATTATAAAATATTTCAACTTCTGCTCTAATGCTCTGATCCCCTATAAAAACATTGATGTTGTTTAGTTCTACTCGAGGATCTCTATCTATAATTCCTGTAATATCTTCTTTTACCATTTCCTGCAAATCAGGAGTGTTTGGATTCATAAGCAAATCCCAAACTATACAACCAAAGTTTGGTCTCATTACACGTTCGCCTTTTTTAGTGTAGAGTTCGTTTAATAAATCTCTTTTCACTAATTCAGCATCCACAATACTGTAAGGTGGACCTGAACGATCTACTGTACTCATTCCTTTAAATAGTGCCATACATGTATTTATCGAATTCATTAACTATAGTTTTAATTAGGTTGACTTTTTAAAAGATATAAGTATAATATAGAGATGAATCAAGTGATCTACATACATGGTGCTAATGCAAATGCTGAAAATTTTAACTATTTTACGTTAAAATTACCTGAACATCACTTTATACGGCCAGTTTACAGCATGGATGATGACCCTTATGACGTTGTTGAGTATGTAAAATTTCGCAGAAAAAGAGAATTAGATACAAATAAGCCAGTAATCTTAGTAGGTCACAGTTTTGGCGGCATTTTAGCATCGTGGTATGCAAGTGTGTACCCAAAAGATGTAAAACATTTGGTTACTATTGCTACTCCGTGGGACGGGACACCAGTAGCAAGAATTTTTGGATACTTTTTTAGAAATGCAAATGTGTTTAAAAACACTCGCCCAGGATCTGAAGTACTTGCATTGTTAAGCGAAAAAACTTTTGAAGGTCCTCACACTAATATTGTGTGTACACAAGGCGGCAATCCAGTTGCAGGAATGGGCGGACAAGCAAATGATGGAATGATCAGTTGTGATAGCCAAAGTAAAACACCAGCAAATTTCAAAAACACTGAAAATTCCTTTATTGAAGCAGGTCACAGCGGAGTATTGTTAAATAATACTGTAACAGACATATTACATAAAATAATTACACAGTAGATTTCTTAATGGACAATTACAAAACTTTAAACGATACCCTTGAGGAAGAATTGCGGCGACAGTTAATAGATTTGAAAAAAGAAAACAATGATCTAAGGGCCAGAGTTAAGATGCTGGAGCAGTCAGTTGCAACTGAACAAAAGGGAAAATATGATGCATACAGGCGAATCAGTCACCTAACTAAAAAGGACATTTAACAGCAGGATAGTCTCTTTTAAAGGCTTCCTTCTTAGCAGACTTTAATCTGGTGTACATTTGCATAAAGTTAGCATTCTGTGGCATTTGCCCACTATTCATTATTTGTCTATATTCTAACCAATCTGGTGTTCTAAACAATTCACCTTCATATAATCTTCTTGCAACATAGTCTTGCCTAATACCAACTTTACCGTTTTGTAATTTTCCAGTTCTCCAACGTTGCATAAGTTTAGGTACAGCCGCATAGTTGCCTTTGTTGAGTTCTGTTAATACTGCTGACCTTGTAAAATTTTCAATTTTAATATGAGATGCAAAACTTATTAGTGCGGCCAATTGATTGTCGCTAAGTACTACAGTAACTAAATTTTTTATTGCTTCGCCTATTTCATTAAAAGTGCTCATCATGCCTAACATTGTTCCTACTGGACCAATACCATTTGAAACGTCTACAATTTTTATACCAGATTTCTCATGCGTGTAAATTATAGAGCCTTCGTCTATTGTGATTGTGATGCCTACCTCTTCTAATTCTTGAGATAGTATTTCCATAAATCTGGCAACATCATCTGATGTCCAGTTAGTGCTCATTGATACGTTAAGCATTTTTAAGTACCTCCATCTGGTGCCCCTCCAGTGTTTCCTGTGGTTGTTGCACCATTAACTTTTGCCGCGGCCGAATCTATTGCACCTTTGATTTGTCCTTCTACTTCTCCTACAGCGGCACCTTGTATGTCCATAGGTAAATTTGATATGTCTAATGCAAATTTATTTAATCTTGCTTCTGCATCTTTTAATGTTTTTGTTATACCAATAATTTTTTCTGACATTGCATTTGAAGTTTGAAATCTAATAGGTGGTATTGCAATGCCAAAATCTTGTGCTAAATTCATTACCGAACCTAAACCGTTTATATTTTTAAGAGCCGCAAAGTTGAAATTACTTAACTGGTCTGGTAATAAGTCTTGATATCCTGATAATTGTCCTTTTACAACATCTGTTGCTGACGATATTGCTCCGTCAATTGCGTTGTCTACTGCACTTTGTACACTACCTACCGCAGAATCAACGGCACCTGTTGCTGATGAAACTGCATTGTTAACACTATTAACAGCACCACCAACAGCACCTGCTACGTCTTGTGCTTTGAATCCATCTGGTGTATCAGCAGTTGGTGTATCGCCTGGTTCTATTGCGTCTTTGCCTGTTTGACTATCTGCTGTGGTATCTTCTGTGTACGAGGACGAATCCTCTTGTTCTTGATCAAATTGTGCATGTCCGTCATAAGGTTCTGCAGTAATTAATACACTTACACTGGTAGTAATGTCATCACCTTGTTTTGGACGTAAACCACCTTCAGGCAAAATTACTCCATCTTTGGCAGTATCTAATTCAAATGAGTCTATGCCAAATCCACTGCTGTCGTTTCTATACTTAGGCGGAGTACTGGATTGATCTCTTTGTGGTGTACCACTTATTCTTGGTGCTGGTACTGATGGCAAGGGTGGTATTGCTGGTATGCCTCCTGAATTTAATAATATCATTGGAGCCATAATACTTGCTGGTGTTCCAGAAGTCACACCAAATCCGCCTAATGCGTTAAATGTAGTTGTCAAGGTACTTTGTGCCGCAATAGGACCTAAAGGTGCATTCATGTTAATGCCTAATGGACCACTTGCAGTCATTGATGTTCTACCACCTGAACTTAAATCTATATCTCCGCCATTAGCAGTTAATTGTGCATTAAGATTTGCAAATAGTCCCATATCTGCCGCGGCATCAAATTTTATATTACCTCCAGTTCCAAGTGGAGGAACACCTATAGCAGTTAAGGCTCCAGGTAATCCTTTGTAACCACCTGCATCATTATCTCCTACTGCTTTTAAATTCAAATCATTACCTGCTTCAATGTTTATATTTTTATCTGCTCTTAAATTAAAATCACCTTTTGCTCTGAAATTTATTGAGCCCTCGCCAAAGAAATTAATATTGCCCAGCATGTCTAATTCTACCCATGCTTTTCCGCCTTTGTTAATCATATAGATAATACCATTAGTATCATCAAGTAATATTTGATTTCCTGAGCCTGTTCTTATCCTTATATTTTTACTGTTAGGATTGTCGTCCATAACAAATTGGTGGCCTGCTTGAATAACTTTGCTTTGATCAGATTTATCTCTGACACCTTTTGTTAAAATACCAAATACATCACTGGGGGATTCTCGCCTTGCACCAGAGGTACCAATTCCCCTCACAGGGTCATTGATAAGGCCTTGAATTGTAATTGCTTCTGCAAAAGGATGATGCACAGGTCTTTTTGCATTCATCTCATTGCTTGGATCGTCAGAGAATTTGTTTTTTTCTACAGTGGGTAAATTAAAACTTTCTGCTTCAAATGTTTTTCCTGAAGGCATTCCAGGTATCATCATATTGTACTGATCTGGTAGCATAGCACCTAAGCAAAAAGCATTTTTAGGGTTACCGTCAGCAAATGCAATTAGCACCATGTTTCCAATATCAGGTGGTTGCACCCACATACCATATGTTTTCATGGCTTTGTCATAGTCATCTATTTCTGGTGACGTGTCTGCTGGGTTAGTAGAACCTGCAAAAGCATGTAGCCATCTTGCATCTATAAAACGATTTTGTTTTGGGTCTCTGTGTAAAAAATCTATTTTAACTCTAATTCTACCTGTACTGTTTACATCAACGTTATCTATAACTTTACCATAGTAAATGCCAGGCAAAAAGGCTCTATCTTTTCTTGCATCATTAAATAAATCTTTATATGTACCTTCGTTTACTCTTGCCATTATCCGTCACCGCCCTGTGATGCTTTGTAAGCCGCCCCCTGTTCTGATGTAAAGTAACCATCTGCTAATGCTTCGTCTATGTTAGCATATCTATCAACTGTTTCTAAATATTTCTTTATTGCATCAGGGTTGTTTTTCCAAGAAGACCCAAATGCTTGTCCTAATTGTTGTCCTATTGCTGAATCTTCTAATTCATCAAATGTTTTTGCCAGTTCATCTGGCTCAATTTGTCCAGACATATATTCGCCACCTGTTAATTTAGATAAACTGATACCTGTTTGTTTAACTGATTGAATATCCACTGAATACATACCGCCTGAAAATCTATTTATGGCTTTCACAAATCTATATACACCAGATAAGGTATATGAAAATCCTGCTTTGCCCCATTCACCTGTGTTACCATCTTCGTCGTATATGTTTGGATCAAAGTATCTTGGTGCCGCAATTTCTAATAAATGGAACATACTGTTGTCTTCATGAATACCTGCAAATACATCTTTTTTGTCTTTGTTTTTAGGTTCATCAGGATTTCGTCTTTTTGCTACATCAGGTTCGCCCAAAAACCATGGATCTCCCCTTACACTCATATCAAGTCTTATCAAGAAATCTTCTGCTTTGTTATTGTTGTACAAATAATTAAACAATGTAGATTGCACTCCGCTATATACACCTTGGTCTGCTGGTCCTGAAATGTATTTAGATAACACAGTTTCTTTTCCTGACTCAGTGGCTTCGTCTCCATCTACTTTTGATTCTTCTTCATCTATTGCACTTTGTACATCATTTCTCATATTTTCTAATGCTTCTTGGCCATCTATAGAAGTAGGACCGAGAGATACCAAGTCTGCAGAATACACATATCCGCTTGGCGATGAATCGTAATTACCTTTGCTGTAGTATTGGTCTATTTGTTTTTGCCTTTCGTTATCACTTTCTGTAAATACGCCAGTTTGTGTTTCATCACTTTCACTTCCACCTGATATCATTTCGTTAATAGATGCCACAATGTTGTTGCCTGTTCTTGTTAAAGCATTTGCTACACCTTGTGCAATAGCACCTTTTGGATTGCTAATAAAATCTTTAAGTTGCCCTGGACTTAAACCTGCAACTTCTCCTATTTCATTAAGTGCTGTTTCCCCTAAATTTTTAAAACTGTTAAACAATTTTTTACCTGATGAAAATAAATCAAACAATTCGTCAAGTCCAAGAGCACTTAATAAAGTGTCTTTATCGAGTGGCTGGGTCAAAAAGTTAAGAGGGTTATTTGCATAAACGTCTCCTACTGTTCCTCCTTGAGGAGGAACTAAAAATGCAATACCATTTTGGTAACTGATATCTAAACTTAAAATTTGATCATTTCTTCCTGTATAAAAATAGTGATATGCTTTAGCAATTTCCATTGCGGCTATTTGTCTTTTAGTTGCTTCTGCATCTACTTCTGCTTGAATTTGTGCTTCGAGTCGATTTCTATCTGTTGCAGTTTCCCAATATGTCATTGGTTTGAAAATTACAGTTTTGTAACGTTTCTTAGTTTTTTCATCATACTTGCCTTTGTTTTTGCAACTGGCTTTAAGTTTGTACCATAGCACTTCTGTGGCGTCAGTGATTTCCTCGTCATTGACTCCGTTTTTGTAATCTCCTCTACAGGCTTTTTGCATAAATTCAACATTCATTGATAGTAGTGTTCCTAAACAATCATAAATGTCAGAACCTTCTTTCCAGATTAAAGTAAACATGTCTGGTACTTTCTTTGCCTGTCCACTTGTTTCACCTTCTTCAACTTTGTCACCAGATGCTTCGGCTTGGGCCTCCTCGGCAGTTTTTTCTGCATCTTTGTCCCTTTCTTTTACAGTGAAAAGGCTGGTTTCTTGTATCTCAGGTGCTACTAAAATTTGATTAGATATTAATGGCGAGCCACCACGTTTTATTTCAATGGTGGTTTCGTCACTGCCTGCAAGGCTGGGTGTACCTTCCCCTTCTTGTGCAAGTAATCCTTGCAACTGAATTTCAATGTCGTCAAATTGATTATCCTTGTTGCCTTCGACATTGCTTTCTCTGAACTTATTAATTTTTTGTTGCAGTTGCTCGATGTGTTGTTGTATGTTATTTCCAGTAGTTTCAAATTGAGCAGGTAGTTTTAAGTATTCGTCTGCAAAAGCAAGATCGTCTGCAACTACACATTCAAAATCATATGTCGATCCTGCTTCTGTAATGTTAAATGATATTCTTCTTATGATTAATGGGTATATGTAAGGGCCTGCTATTGCTCTTATACTACCACCTGCATCAACATTAAAATCTGGATTAGTAGAATCAGGGCCAGCATCAGATTCATCATAACCTGTAAAATTTATTTCTAAGAAAAGCGGTATATTATCGTCGCTTGGATGGCCGCCACAAAAAGTTCTTGCCGCGGCAATTTGATCTATAAATGTAACAGAATTTGGTTGCCTGATTTGAAAGTTTACTTGCGTTTGTACAGATTCTGAGCCACTTACTGATGTTAATTCTAAGTTATCTATTCCTGCACCTGCAGTAACTCCTGTTTGTGCTAAGATAACTGTTTTACCTGGCGGAGCACTTTGGTCTTGGAACTCTGTGACTACACCAGAACCTGCAGGATTATCATCTCGCGGATCGTCTTCTATGAGTATTTCAGCAGACCTTTCGTCTTCTGGAATCATATATAATTTGAGATTGTATGTTGGCGTGTCGTAATAATCTAAGATATTTGGCTGAACTTTGCCTACGAATCTATTATTGACTTCTGGTGCTTTATCCTTTGGTGCAGTTTCTTCGGCCATGTTTTATCTCACTAAATTTTGCACTGATTCAGCAGATGGCAGTTTTATAGATACTCCTTGTTTAAAATCTTTAATAGGATCTACTAACTCATCTGGATTTCTCAATGCAAACACCCACCATAAATTTGAATCGCCGTAAATTTTGAAAGCCAGTAAATCAGGTCTTTCATCAACATCAAAATCTATTGTGTAATCTTCATCATACACACTTTCTCTGATTTTAGGCAAATTGGTTACATCTAAAAATTTTTCATTTAGACTAACTGCATTCCTAAGAAAACTGTTCTTTTGATATTTTGCCATTAAACAAATCCGTCTTTTAATCCTTTTCCGTTTCTCAACGTATCGATGTTAAATCGTTTTCTAATTTTATGTGGTGTGTAATTTGGTACTAAGTCTAACGTAAGTGTAAATCTTGTAGGAACAAATGTTACTTCGTCATCTTTTGGTCCTGTAACAGGTACATAATCTACTTCTGGATCATATGTTATTGAGTATGTTCTCACAAGTACAGGCACTTTGTTGAAACCGTTGTCACCTAAATATTCAAATAACAATGTTGGCGGTGGTGTACCAAATGCCCCACTTACCAACGAAGCATCACCAAAGTGTGCTTTTGTAACAACCTTAACAAAATGTATAACAGCCATCATGTATCTGGCTTCGCCTATGTTGTTTGCAGTAAAATCTGCAGTGATAGGAATTGTAGGCGGTGTGGAATGTGAAAAAGAGTATATTGGATAGTTACTACCAACTAAACTGTTTTCAACATAACTGACCATTGCACTACTAAAAATTTGAGGGGTATATTGCCACACTAAACCACCTGATTCTACAAGTGGTGCTAACAATCCTACATTGTCTTTATCTAATGCATATATGGCTTTTTCGCCTAATTTTTTAGGTCTCAGTCTTGCTCGCCAATCATAGTTTTTATTAATGCCTTTGCCTTCGTCGAGGTTGACTGCTAAGGAACTTGCCGCAAAATTACTTTGCTCGCCTAATTGTTGCCTAATTTGTTGTTCGCTTAGTTCTCTTGCACCAAATACTAAGTTGTTATCGACATTACGAGGTTCGCTGGCAGTACCAGGATATAACAGGCTTTGAACACCTGCTTCATCTAAAAATCCACCTATAGCACCACGTACAATACCTCCGACTGGACCGCTCGTAATTTGCCCCAATCCTTGGTTAGCAAGGTCGCTAAGTGTTCCTTTTGCAAAATCTTTTAAACTTGGCATATAACTATTTATCGGATTCATTAAAACAGTTGTTAAAATTAAATTCTGGCTAAATATTACTTGACATACACAAAAGACTGTGTATAATACTAACAATATAAATGAACGATAATTTTGAGGAGAGTAAATGGCACAGGCTAAGAAAGTCAATTATCTAAACAACAAAGACATCCTAAAAGAAATCCACAAAAGTAAAATGTCGTATTGCTACTTGCAAGACGAGAAATACTTTATGTACGACATAATCTTAGAAGATGTAAAAAAGATTAATCGAAACAGCATAAAAGAAGCAAGAGAAAACAAAGCATCTAAAATGCAACAACAGGCATATCAAGCCGCAATGGCGGAACATGACCCAAAAGATTACAAAAATAAACCTAAACAAAAAGAATTTTTAGTTGATCCTAAGAGTATAGACAAAGAAGATTTGGTTTTTCGTGTAATGACTATGGAACATATTCCTGATGAACCTGGTAGAAAGAAAAATCCTAAAAATGAAGCAGAAACCAAAGCAAAGGTAAATTTCCCTTCTTTTAAACATTATGCATACATCAACGATGAAGTAGTTGAAGTTGCACGAAGTCATTGGACTGGTAGTTTAAGTAACGGGCATTTTGATCCAAATGCTGGTACAATTTCTAACAAATTAGGTATTATGTTTTTAAAACTTGTTGAACGTTATAGTCACAGAGCAAACTGGAGAGGTTACACTTACGTTGATGAAATGCGTGGACAAGCATTAGTTCAACTTGCACAAATTGGTTTGCAGTTTAACGAAGCAAAATCAGATAACCCTTTTGCTTACTATACTGCGGCAGTGAATAATAGTTTTACAAGAGTTTTAAATATTGAAAAAAGGAATCAAACAATTAGAGATGATATCTTAATTGACAGCGGACACTTACCAAGTTATGGTAGACAAATACAGCATGAAGAAAATTTACGAGCAATGCGTGAAGCCGCTGAAGCAGATATTCAGACCACACAAGATTAATTTATGGCGGAACTGTTTAAGACAGCGGCCTGTTTTACTGACATACATTACGGTTTAAAACAAAATAGTCGCTTACATTTAGATGATTGTAGCAGGTATGTAGATTGGTTTATTGCTGAAGCAAAAGCCAGGAATGCTGAAACCTGCATATTCCTCGGTGACTGGCATCATCAAAGAGCAAGTGTAAATGTTGCTACACTAAATGCCACAATCAAAGATCTCAAAAAAATCAACGATGCATTTGAAACTGTTTACTTTATAACAGGTAATCACGATTTATATTATAGAGATAAAAGAGAACTTAACAGTATCGAGTATGCTCGTGACTTGTCTAATTTTGTAATGATTGATGAACATTTTGTACAGGACGATGTTGCTATTATACCTTGGCTTGTAGGAGATGAATACAAAAAAGTGCAAAAAATGGATGTCAAGTATATGTTTGGTCATTTTGAACTTCCGTACTTTAAAATGAACGCAATGGTAGAAATGCCAGACCACGGAGGTATAAAAGCAGATCATTTGTCAGGTCCTGAATATGTGTTTAGCGGACACTTTCATAAACGTCAATACAAAAACAATATACATTACATAGGTAATGCTTTCCCCCATAATTACGCAGACGTAGACGATGATGAACGTGGTGCTATGTTTTTAACATGGGGTGAAGAACCGCAGTATGTAAACTGGACTGAGTGTCCAAAATACAGAGTGTTTACACTAAAGCAATTATTAGACAATCACCAAAACTTGTTAGACAGTTACACTTATGCAAGAGTCAAACTTGATATCAGTATTAGTTACGAAGAAGCAAACTTTATCAGGGAAAAATTTGCTGAGCAGTATAACGTCAGAGAATTGCAACTTATTCCAATAAAAGAAGAAGAGCAATACGAAGGCGGTGAAATAAAATTTGAAAGTGTAGACCAAATAGTTATTCAACAGTTGGAAACAATCGAAAGTCAAACAGTAAACAAGCAACAATTAATTGACATATATCAGAGCATAGAGATAGAATAGTGTTAAAGATTAAAAATGTAACAGCAAAGAATTTTATGAGTGTTGGTAATAATACTCAAGCAGTAAATTTTGATGGTTGTCAATTGACCCTGGTTCTTGGTCACAATTTAGATATGGGAGGCGATGGTAGTAGAAACGGTACAGGTAAAACTACTATTATAAATGCTCTCAGTTATGCTCTTTACGGCGAAGCATTAACAAACATTAGACGTGATAACCTTATTAACAAAACAAATGGTAAGGGCATGATCACCACCGTTGACTTTGAAATAGAAGGCACTGAATACAGAATTGAAAGGGGCAGGCGCCCTAACGTTTTACGTTTTTTAGTAAATGGCCAAGATGCCATTGACGGAGAACAACAAGGCGACAGCCGTGAAACTCAAAAAGAAATAGAAAAAGTTATAGGCTTTCCGCATTCTATGTTTAAGCATTTAATTGCATTAAACACTTACACTGAACCTTTCCTTGCAATGAAAAACAATGATCAACGTGACATGATCGAGCAACTGTTAGGTATCACTGAGTTGTCAAGAAAAGCAGAAGTTTTAAAAGAAAGAATGCGAGAAACTCGCGACGAAATAAAGCAAGAAGAATTTAGAATAAATGCTGTAGAAGAAAGCAACAAACGTATTGAAAAGAATATTAAAGAAATTGAAAGTCGCAGTAAAGCATGGGAAAGTAATAAAGACAACAAGATACTGGAGTTTGGAGAATCCATTATAGAACTTGAAAAAATAGACATTGATTTAGAATTAGGTAATCATGAAATTTTATCTACACTCAAAGAGCAAACTGCAAAGAAACAAAATTTAGATTCAGAACTGTCTCGATCAAACACTTCGCTGAAACGTAGTCTTGCAAAAGTACAAGAATTAAAAAGCAATTTAGATAGTGCCAAAGAAGGTGTGTGTTATGCTTGTGGGCAAGACACAGCACACTTAGATGAGCATGAAGATTACATGAAAGAGTTAGCGGAGAAAATTGACACTGAACAAGAATATTACAACGACACAGAGACTCGTGTAAATGCTATCACCGAAGAATTAGAACAGTACAGCAACTTACCAGAAAAGCCAAATGTGTTTTATAACAGTAAAGAACAAGCATTAGAACACAAACACAATCTGGAAACAATGAAATCACAGATGGTCGAAAAATCCGAAGAGGTAAATCCTTACATTGAACAAATCGAAGGACTGCAAAATTCAGGTATGCAGGAAATCAGTTTTGACCTCATGAATGATTTAACCAACAAACAAGAGCACCAAGAATTTTTATATAAGTTGCTTACCAGCAAAGACAGTTTCATAAGACGCAGGATCATCGATCAAAATATCATGTATCTAAATCACCGACTTTCTCACTATTTGGACAAGTTAGGATTACCGCACGATGTTAAATTTGCGAACGATTTAGGCGTCGAAATCACAGAGTATGGTCGCGATTTAGACTTTGATAATCTAAGTAGAGGTGAACGTAACAGACTTATTTTAGGACTAAGTTGGGCATTCCGCGACATGTACGAAAGTCTCAATAGGCCTATGAACCTAATGTGTATCGATGAACTGGTTGACAGTGGCATGGATACTATGGGTGTAGAAAATGCACTTGCAATACTCAAGAAGATGAATCGTGAGCAAGGCAAAAACATCATGCTTATTTCCCATAAAGAAGAACTTGTAGGCAGAGTTAACAATGTGTTAACAGTGGTAAAAGAAGGTGGATTTACTGCTTATAACACAGACACAGAATACGTTAACTAATACAGTTTAACACGTTAGCCAACACAAACATTTAAACTCTTTCAAATGCTTTAGACACTTCGTGTCTTTTCAAACTACATTCAATCGTTTCGTTTCACTTCACTCTTTCATTTGTTTGAAAGTTTTTTACATTTGATATTGCTATCATGTATGTGGAGCCATAATTCACCCGTTGCCGGGTGAAAAAAAAGAGCCATCATGTGATGTATCGCCATCTCTAACTCGGGTGCTATTAAGAAGTGGTGGGCCTTATCTCCTCATACACTACCGTCACTGGTATCCCACGGATGTCAATATAACCTGGTAGAGTTTGGTTATACCAACACACAGGTTGCTTTTTCTCAGAGCCTGTATCCTTTAATACTGTTTGTCGTGTGTCTGTATCTCATTAAACGCCATACATTCCAGATCTGGCGCCGCTTACGGAACCTCAAGGAAATCGATATTATGTGCCTCGATGGGGTGGTGTATGGTCCTATGTGTGCCTGAATGTGCCTTGTGTGCCTTGATGTGAGTTTTTACGATATATAGTTATATCTTTTTGAAATGCTCTTTGAGTATTTTTGAACCTCCGACTCTTACATTGATAATTCCGTTGTAGTAATCATCGGATAGCAACACTTCACGTTCGAACTGTTCTCTGGCTTCAATGTAACTGGCAATGCCCCTGCTTGGGCAAAAATGCAATATTTCTCTGACAAAGTGTTCTTCGCCAAGTTCTGCTACATCTTCTTTTAAATGATCTGAACTGCCCCAATAAGTTTGCCAGTCGCTTTCTTTGTAACCACGACGTTTGTTTTTCTTGCCTTTTAAGGGCGGTTTGGTTGTTTTGAATTTAGCAAGTTTCTTTCCTACATACTTCATGCCGTTCTTTTTGTTTGTGATTAGATATACAAATGCTTCACAGTCGTCTGGTAAAGTGTCTATGATTTCATTGTTATATAACCAAGGACTAATCATTATAGATCTTCTACTATATTATTGTTGCCGGCTTTTTTCTGCAGATAGTTGTTTAGAATTTTGCTAAATTTTTGTCGTTCAAACGGAGCCATTTCCCAGAGTTCTGTGTATGACACTTTGCCTTCGGCATAGACTAATACTTCCAACATAGCAGAATAGAGTGCATCTGTGCTTTTATTTAACTCCGTTAGGTACTGAACAATCTCTTCAGCAGATGCCTGGCCTAAGAAGTTGTGAAAAAATTTACAGGATCATATGCTACAGCAGACGTAAATTCTTTATCACATTTTTCGCAATTGAACATGCCTTCTTTAGCAACACCTATATCAGCAACTTCATTAATTCTTGATTCTATCTCTTTACCAATTTTGCTTTCGCAGTTTTCTAAAAATTCTCTAATTTGTGCTTTGTCATTTACTACAACAACTTCATCATCGTCGCCAAGTAGAGAAATATTATCAACTACATCTACCATGATAGTAAAGTTTAATTGTGCAAGTTTAATAAAACTTTCATTGAACAATTTCAGTTTGTCTAAATCATCTGGCATTTCGGCCATGGATTGCAAACTTCTTGTGCTTTGGAAATTTGTTAAGCCTGCTTGAATTGTTGTTTCATATGTAAATGGTTTGATTTCAAATTTGAGATCATTGATTTCAAAAACATAAGCATCTTCTAATGTGCTCATTGACTGTAAGACTGCATCAGCACTGATACTACCAGTTGCTTCTTCATTACATGTTGGGCATTTTGCTTTGATTTCTATATCATCGCCATAAGAGGCACCTTGAATTGCTAACAACAATGCGTCGACATCATTTGACAACAGTTGTCTTGCATTCTTTACATTAGGTACGCAACTTTGAATAACCTGAGAAACTGCTTCACCATTTAGTAGTGCATCAGGATTTCTCATAATTAATTCGTCTTTCGCCGTCATAGGAAATACAGGCAATTCATTAGAATCTGGCATTTCAACTACTTTTGAAGTATAGTATCTACCAGCACTTGGTAGTTGCGTGTATATTTTGGGCGATCTAAAGTGACCGCTTAGTGGATTTGTATTGTCTTTTGCCATTTATTAAAACTCCTGTTAATGTCATGATAAATATATCATATACACTATAACGGTATTTATTTATCACCGTTAAAACTGTAGTTAACGGATTTTATGAAATGGCAATATTAAAAATTAATTTACCAGAAGGCGGAGAAGCACAAGTACCTGATTGGATGGTAGACCAAAATCTGAATAATATTCTTGCACAATTGAAATCCATGTCCGGTATGGATAAGAACCATCAAAAACTTTTAGATGAGATTTTGAAGAAGCATACCGAGACCATAAAGCAAAATAATGTTAATAATACCAACACTCAAACCGAATTAAAGAACCTTAACAAGAATATGAACTACGAAAGTCGTAGGCGTAGAGGTTTATTGTCAGGAATAGAAAACTTTTTCTTAACTACTGGTTTTGCTCTCGGTAGGGTATTATCAGGAGCCATTACTGCATCTGTAGGTGCTTTAACTATATTTTCAGGTATCTTATTAACACGAGCAGGGCAATTAGGCGATGCATTTAACGAGTTAACTAAGCAAGGTGTAGCCAGAGGTGACGCCCAAGGCGAAACAATTGATTTACAAATACTGAAACTGAATGCTCTTGGATTAAGTACAGAAAGTGCTGTTCAAGCCATAATGGAAAATTCTCGAGTGTTTGCTACAGCATCAGGGGCCGCAAACAATGTTATAGATCAATTTGATAAAATTGTTGCAAGTGGTATTGACTTAGGTATGACATTCGGTGATGCAACATCGGCCGCGGCAGATGAAATTTCACAAAGACAGATGTTACTAAATGTTAATAACCTCGGTCTTGCACAACAAACACAATTAAGTCAGCAAGTAGCAACAACTATTTCTAATCAAATCAAATACAGTCAAGCATTAGGTGAGTCAATTGATTCATTAAGTACTTTTGCAGACAGTATAACAAGTAACAATGGTTTCTTAACAGCATCGCTATTGAGGTTTGATGATGCTGTGAGAAATGACATGCTGAACGGTGTGAGAAACTTTGCTATTGCAATGCGAGGCTTAGGCGGTGAGGGCGGAGGCTCTATAGCAGAAGCAGTTGTAGAAGCAATGACTGGTGGAGCAATAGGTTTCAGCGATATGGCAGTAGACATGATTGCAGTACTGCCAAGATTGGGTGGCACATTCAATGAGTTGATAAAAGATTTTCAAGCAGGAACATTAGATGGCGCCGAGGCGGCAGAAGCCATGGCAGGCGAATTAGGCAATTTAACTGCAAGAGAAAGAGACAGGATTTTCATGCTTGCCAGAGCAGGTGATCAAACTGCACGAGCAATGGCACAAACGATTGTGGCATTCGAACAATCCGCTAAACGTCTAACAGAACAAGGATTTCAAACGTCAGAGCAACAAAGCATACAGAAAGGCTTTAATTTGATTAATACAATAATGTCACAATTAAGAGGCACAATAGACTTTTTAATTAATAGTGTTGTGTTCTTAATAGGTGATCTGGACTTTTTGAAAGATTCAGTTGCGGCCGGTGTCGAAGGATTCAGAGACTTTAGAATTTCACTGAGAAATGTTTTATACAGCATGTTGGGATATGAGACAACCACAGATGGTCTGGTACAAAAAGGTTCTAAACTTGAAGGTGTGTTTAAAGATATGCCTGAGAAGATTAAAAATTGGTTTGAAAAAACCACAGCATATTTTACAGCAGTTGCAGAAAACATACAGGACGGCATCAAAGAAGAAGGCGGTATTTGGAACTATCTAAACAAGTCATTCAAAGAAGGATGGAATAATTTATTTGGCGAAAACGGATATCTCAGAAAAAAAATGGATCAAGCATTTGGCGAAGATGGTTGGTTCACACAATGGTGGCAAAACACTGGTAAGCCTGCAATAACATCAGCATGGGAAAAAATAGTAGGCTGGTTCAAAGAAGCATATAATTATTTGGTTGGTATGTTTAATCCAACAGAAGAATCCACAGCAGTTGACCCAACAGACCCAACTGCTACCCCACCAGCAGAATCCACAGCAGTTGACCCAACAGACCCAAATGCTACCCCACCAGCAGAATCATCTGAAGTAGAAGAATCAAAGCCTTTCCTTACAAGAATGAGCGAAAAGATTTTTCAAGGAATGGTTAATGTACTTACTACTCCAGAAGCACAAGCACAATTTTATGTGTTAGGGCAAAGTATGGCCGCAGGTATAATTAATAGTTTAACTACTCTTCGAATGACTATACCAGAAGTAAATGCTGGATTTCAAATCCCAGGATTGTTGTACGGTGATTATGAGGGCAATTTTAAAATAGATGGTACAACATTTCAGCCGTTTACAAGTGTTAAGCCTGCAGGAGGAAGTTCCGCTGACCCTGTTCTTCCATTTATGCCACCAGAACAACTCAATAGTGATGAAGAACTCAAGCAGTTGTTAACACAATATTTTGAACAGCAAACGGCCACAGTTGAAGCAAATGGTCAATCAGGTACTGGTGCTATGCCAGAACTTGTCACTTTAGCAGATGTTTTAGAAGAATTAAAAAAACATAAACAAGAACTTGAAAGAATCAAAGGCAACACCAAAGAAACCAACAATTTACTTCCTAAATTGCAATAAGCACGCCTTTTAAATCATTTCCACTTGACAAGTTTCGATAAATAGTGTAATATAATACATTATAGGACTTATATGAGTTGGAGAAAATACTTTTCGTCAGTTGACAATTCGGGTTTACCGTTAAACGTTACAGGTAAACAATCTGATGGCGGCCCTGGAGCGGCTACCAGTAGATACGCAAGTTGGCTTCCAGAAGTTTATGCAGGAAGTCCAAACAGGTTAATGCGTTACATTCAGTACGATCAAATGGACAATGATCTTGAAATCAATGCGGCCTTAGACACTATTGCTGAATTCGGCACACAAGAAGATGAGGACACAGGTCAGCCATTTGAGTTGTTCTACTTAAAACAACCAAGTGACACAGAACAAAAAATACTATCTAAAACTTTACAGCAATGGTGTAACTTAAATGACTTATACAAAAGAGCATTTAGGATTTTTCGTAGCACATTAAAGTACGGTGATCAATTCTTTATCAGAGATCCAGAAACATTCGAATTGTATTGGACAGACCCTGCAAACATAGAAAAAGTTATTGTGAACGAAAGTGAGGGCAAGAAGATTGAAACTTACTTTATTAAAAACTTACAACCTAACTTTGCAGAACAATTAGCAACAGACGTAGCACCACTACACAAAAGACCATATGGTGCAGGACAAGGTTTAACAAGTGGTTATAGTGCAGTAGGCACAACCACAAGTAATTACATGACAGGTGCCATAGATGGAGTAGACCAAGGAACACCTGTAGATGCTAAACACATTGTTCACATCAGTTTAACAGAAGGCATGGATCATGCATGGCCATTTGGTGTCAGCATACTTGAACCTATCTTTAAAGTGTTCAAGCAAAAAGAACTTTTAGAAGATTCAATTATTATATACAGAGTGCATAGAGCACCTGAAAGACGTGTGTTCTTTATTGATGTGGGTAATATGCCCCCTCACAAAGCAAGACAGTACTTAGAGCAAGTAAAATACGAAGTACAACAAAAACGTGTGCCTAACAAGAAGTCAGACGGCAGTAGTGTTGTAGACGCCGCATACAATCCAATGAGTATGTTAGAGGATTACTTCTTTGCACAAACGGCAGACGGTAGAGGTAGTAAAGTAGACACACTACCAGGCGGTGAAAACTTAGGACAAATAGACGACTTAAGATACTTTAACAACAAATTACTAAGAGGACTTAGAATACCAAGTTCTTACTTACCAACTGGACCTGAGGATGGAAGTGCTGTTTACAATGACGGTAAAGTAGGTGTTGCATATATTCAAGAATACAGATTCTCAAAATATGTAGAAAGACTGCAGAAACAAGTGCAGGAAGATTTAGACAGAGAGTTTAAAATGTTCCTCAAACACAGAGGTATTGAAATAGATCCAGCAGATTTTGAGATTGGATTTAACAGACCAATGAACTTTACTAACTACAGAACATTGCAATTAGACACAGAAAGAGCGACGTTATTTAACCAAGTACAAGCAATTCCATACATGTCTAACCAGTTTAAACTTAAGAAATATCTCGGTTTAAGTGAAAAAGAAATCAAAGAAAATGAAGATTTATGGCGTCAAGAGAATGAATATGCCAAGTTTATTGACAACAGCAAAGTGGCAGACCTTAGAAATCTTGGTGTAAGACCCGAAAGCGAATCAGCAGTTGATCCTGATGCAGAGTTACCAGAACAGGATATTGCAGGCCTCGAAGGGGCACCGGATGCCGAACTTGGACTAAATACTAATGTACCAGGAGGACCTCCGGGACCACCAGAAGAGCAAGTATAATGAGATTAATTGAATTTTACAATCCAGAAGCAGACGAATATATTAGACGTCACAAGAATGACACACGAAAGTCTAAGTTCACTTTGGAGGCTTTAAACAAGTTGCGTAAGGTTCGTGAAATCAAAAAAGCAGAACAAGTAGAACACGAAAAGTTTGTTAGAACCATGTATCAAACACCTGAAGCACCAGGTGGAGCAGGGTTAATTTAACAATTAAACACACATTTATCATTTTGTGCAAAATGGTATAAATATCTGTTACATTTAAAAAAACACTCGTTTTACATCAAAAAAACACCATTTATTCACATTAAATTCAGTTCTATATAAGTATAATAGACGATTTGCCACGAACGTGTACAAATCTAACCAATAAATGGAGACCACAATGTCAGAATCAAGAAGTAAATTAGAAGAAATTCTTGAACTTCTACTCGCTGAAGAAAACGAAAAGGCAGAAGAGGCACTTCATGAGTATGTTGTTGCAAAAGCAAGAGCAGAATATGAAAAAGTCTTAGATGAAGACGTTTCCGAAGAAGAAGAAGTTGAAGAGTCAACAGAACAAGAAGATGAAGCAGTTGAAGAAGCAGAAGAATCAGATGAAGAGGCTGTAGAAGAAACTGCGGAAGAATCCGAAGAAGCAATCGAAGAAGACGAAGTTGACGAAGTTATTGATCAAAGCAATGATTTCGAAGATGACATTCTTACTGATGCTGAAGACGAAATCGAAGGTGATGAAGTCGGCGAAGAAGACGGCGATGAAGATCACGGAGATGAAGACTTAGAAGATAAAGTTGACGACATCGCAGATGAGTTAGAAGATCTTAAAGCAGAATTTGAGGCTCTTTTAGCAAAAGACGAAGATGGCGACATGGAAGACGGTGAAGAAGCAGAAATGGATATGGATATGGATGCTGAAATGCCGGCTGATGACGAACTTGATCTTGAATCAGTAGAATACGATTTAGACGAAGAAGTAGAAGAAGACAGCGAAGTTGTTGAAGAAGCAACTAAATTGCAAGACAATGCTGAAAACATTGCTTCTAAGTCAGAAAGTGCTGATAACAAAGAAGGATTCAAAGCACCTAAAAAGACTTTTGTTGCTAATTCCAAAGAAGGAATTGAAAACAAAGACGGCGGCGAAGGCAAAAAAGGTGACGTTAAAGCAAAAGATCACACACCATCAGACAACATAGACGTTGAGCCTAAGAAAGTTTAATCGCTTTTTTAGTACTGAAGGAGATTTTAATGGCTCGTAAGTTATACGAATATATAAGTCCTGAAATATCAGGATGTAAATTACTCGAATCTGAGGATGGAAAAGACTTGTTTATGCAAGGCTTATTCATTCAGGGTGATGTAAAGAACCAAAATGGTAGGATATATCCCAAAGATGAGATTGAAAAAGCCGTTAAAAGTGTAAAAGGTAGACTAAGTCAAGGTGAAACTGTAATGGGAGAGTTAGATCACCCAGAAGAGTTACAAATTAACTTAGATAGAGTTAGCCATATTATACAAGATATGTCTTGTGATGAGGCTAACGGATTTGGAAAACTTAAAATCATAGATACACCAATGGGAAATATTGCGAGAGCATTATTAAAGGCGGGAGCAAAACTTGGTGTTAGTAGTAGAGGTTCCGGAAATGTTAACGAAAGTGGTAGAGTTTCCGACTTCGACATAGTAACAGTAGACATTGTGGCACAACCAAGTGCCCCTGATGCCTACCCTAAAACAATCTATGAGAGTTTATACAACATGCGTGGCGGCGAGCAAATTTTTAGCACCGCCTCTGCATTAACACATGATAAGAGTGCAGAAAGACATTTGATGAAGCAGATCACTGGCTTCATCGATGAACTTAAATTAAATTAAGTAGGAGACTACTATGGCAGTGAATTTTACAGAGTTGCTTGAAGGTACAGAATTAACTGAAGAAGTTAAGGCTGGTATTCAAGAAGCATGGGACTCAAGACTTTCTGAAGCAAAGGAAGAACTTACTGCTGAACTTAGAGAAGAGTTTGCTCAAAGATACGAGCATGATAAAGGTCAAATCGTAGAAGCGGTTGACAATTTCATCTCTGAAAAAGTTACAGCAGAAATTTCACAAATTGCTGAGGAAAAAGATAACCTTGCAAAAGACCGTGTTAAATATCACAAAGCCATTAGTGAACATGCTAAACTACTTGATACGTTTGTAACTCAAGCAGTTGCAAATGAAGTAAAAGAACTTCGTGCAGATAGAAAGAATGTTCAACAACATGTTTCAAAATTAGATGATTTTGTTACTGAACAGTTGGCAGGCGAACTATCTGAATTCCACGAAGACAAAAAATCATTAGTAGAGCAAAAAGTCAAAATGGTTAAAGAAGGCAAGAAGCAATTAGCAGAAGCCAAAAGAGACTTTATTAAGAAAGCCGCTTCTAAAGTGGAAGGTGTAGTCAATAAAACGATTACTAATGAAGTTAGATCTTTCCGTGATGACATTACTAAGGCTCGTGAAAATGACTTCGGTCGTAGGATTTTTGAAGCCTTTGCTAACGAATACGGTACAAGTTACCTAAACGAAGCAAAAGAAATCAAAAAAATACAGAAAACACTCGCCGAAATGGAAACTAAACTTAACGAATCTCAACAAGCAATTGAAGAGAAGAAAGAAGCAGTTAAATTAACTGAATCTAAGTTAAGAGTTGCAGAAGATCGATTCGAAAGAAAAGAAAAACTCAACGAACTTATGGCTCCATTAGGCAAAGAGAAGAAAGAAATCATGTCTGATTTACTTGAAAGTGTTAAGACAGAGAACTTAGAGAAGCAATTCAATAAGTATCTTCCATCAGTATTAGATGGCGAAACACCAAGAGCGAAGAAGACATTGTCAGAATCAATTATCAGTGAACATACTGGTAATAAGGCAACTGTTACTGCAGAAGCCGATGACAAGGCGGAGGATATTGTAGAAATTGATACTCTCCGTAAATTAGCCGGACTTTCAAAATAGGAGATAGAAATGGCAGACTTATTTGAAAGCAACTGGTCGGCAACTAAAGAAGCACTTATGGAAGGTGTTTCTGGAAACAGAAAGGCTACCCTTGATGTGGTCCTCGAAAACAGCAAAAGATATTTGCAAGAGGCCGCAACTGCAGGTGCAACAGGTGCCGGTTCAGTCGCAACTTTAAACAAAGTAATGTTACCGTTAATTAGAAGGGTATTACCTTCTGTTATCGCTAACGAACTTGTTGGTGTACAACCAATGAGTGGTCCAGTTGGACAAATCCACACACTAAGAGTACGTTATGCGGAATCTGGTGGTGGAGCAAGTGCAGGTGACGAGGCTTTAAGTCCATTCGTCCTTGCTAATTCTTACGCAGGTTCACCTGATGCTACAGCAAGTGCTGAAGGTCAACCAGGACGTAAAATGAGCATTCAAATTCTAAAAGAAACTGTTGAAGCCAAAACAAGAAGGTTATCAGCACGTTGGACATTTGAAGCGGCTCAAGATGCAGAAGCAATGCATGGCGTAGACGTCGAAGCAGAAATTATGCAAGCCTTAGCACAAGAAATTGTTGTTGAGATTGACCAAGAGATTATCGGGTCATTAAGAACACTTGCAGGTTCTGGTACAACTTTAGACTTTAAAGGTTCTGGCGTAGTAGGTACTCCTGCTTATGTCGGTGACAGACATGCATTATTGGCATTAGAGATCAACAGAAGTGCTAACAGAATCGCGGCAAGAACAAGACGTGGTGCTGGTAACTATGTTGTTGTTTCTCCTGAAGCATTGACAATCCTACAAAGTGCGTCAACTTCAACATTTGCAAGAACAACTGAAGGTTCTTTCGAAGCACCTACAAACACTAAGTTTGTTGGTACACTGAACGGAACAATCAGAGTATTTGCAGATAACTATGCCGCTGACGGTACTAAAGTACTTGTTGGTTACAAAGGTTCATCTGAAACAGATGCTCCTGCATTCTACTGTCCTTATATCCCATTAATGAGCACAGGTCCAGTTATGGATCCTGCTACATTTGAACCAGTAGTAAGTTTCATGACCAGATATGGTTATAAAGAACTTACAAATACTGCAAGTTCATTGGGTAACGCGGCAGATTACGTTGATGCAGTTTCACTCACCAACGTAACATTCCAGTAAGAATTACTTAACGGAATAAAATTAAAGCACGTTCTTCGGAACGTGCTTTTTTTTGACTATTGCATCAATATGATAAATAGTTGTATATCAAAACATACTGT